ACCTTTGGTGCACGTACCCGTCTTATGCCAGGTGGTCGAGTAGCTATTGTACAGACACGTTGGCACATGGATGACCTTACGGGGCGTGTGACCAACGATATGGTAAAAAATGAACTGGCAGATCAGTACGAAATCGTAGAGTTTCCTGCTCTTCTGGACGCTGAAGATGACGATGGCAAGCCGATTATGAAGCCATTATGGCCTGAGTTCTTTGATTTGGCGGCTTTGGAGCGCACAAAAGCGTCTATGCCTGCGTTTCAATGGAACTCACAGTATCAACAAAAGCCTACAGCCGAAGAGGCGTCGATAGTTAAGCGGGAATGGTGGGGAATATGGCCTCATGACCAGCCTCCGCACGTAGAATACGTGATTATGTCACTTGATGCAGCCGCAGAAAAGCATAATCGCGCTGATTATACCGCACTGACCACGTGGGGCGTGTTTTTTAACGAAGATGAGAACGCACACCACCTAATTTTGCTAGATTCTATCAAAAAACGGCTAGAATTTCCCGAATTAAAGCAACTTTCTATGGATGAGTACACAAAATGGGAGCCAGATGCGTTTATTGTGGAGAAAAAATCCGCAGGGACGGCGATTTACCAAGAAATGAGGCGTATGGGACTGCCTGTGCAGGAGTATACACCCCACCGTGGCACAGGTGACAAGCTTGCGAGGCTAAATTCCGTGGCAGATATCATTGCATCGGGTATGGCATGGGTTCCGTCTACCCGTTGGGCTGATGAATTGGTCGAAGAGATAGCGGGATTCCCGTTTATGTCTAACGATGACTTGGTTGATAGCACCGTCATGGCGTTGCTACGCTTCCGTCAGGGTGGGTTTATTCGTCTTCCGACTGATGAGTGGGAGGACGAGGCTCCCTATTACCATAAGCGCGAGTACTACTAGCAAACTTTATTGCTATGAGCCTGTCTCTACACAGGACAACAACTTTACCTGTATCATCGTACACTACCCAACGACGATGTTTCGTTTCCATTATTTTCAACGCTCTATTTTAATACACACAACCTTAGAGTTCTGGTTTGTTACTAAAACTTTAGCCTCTTTTTGAGATACCTTGCAGGCTTCCTCACTTGAGTAGCTACCTACATGATAATGATCAAAACTTCCGCTGACTACCTGTAACCATAATAATACCCACATCTACCACCTGCCTTGCCATTGACCTAAAAGATAGAAAGCAACAAACAAGATACCCCCGCTTATTAGGAATATTACAGCTCCTATGGCAAAATTAATCATGGCATCTATCTGTTCTTGTTTTTTATACAGTTCTTGCTTTCTTTTTCGACGCATCTGCGCTTCTATAGCCAGCACTTCTTTCCAAGCACTAGGCCCATACGTCCAACTGATGTGGTCTTTAATTTCTGCTCGCATTTGCTCCATCTTCTTTTTCTGAGCAAATATCTCTAAAGCAGTCTCTTCGTCAGACCCTTTAAATGTTTTCTTCCAGAACGGAGGGTTTTTCTCTCGTTCTTCTAAATTAGTAAAATCAGAGAAAGCTTTACCCCATTGAGAAAGCTGACTCGTCATATCTTGAAAATCTTTACCTGCTCCTATGGCTGCTTTGAGCGCCTTGAAGCTTCCTGTCGCTAGGGCGACACATGAAACTGGATCGATGGCTACACCCCACCTGAACGTCTCCCTGCACTCAGACCTTTTCTGCTAGTTTATCTATCTTTCCTTCTAATCTAACCAGATGGTCTACCACCCTAGACAACTCTGATTGATGATCTTCACGTTTAATATAGCTCTCACGAGTCATGTTTAGCAAGATGTTGAGTCGTTTTAGCTCACTATTCATCTGGCTAATCCACCATGCCATAGGTGCTACGATCAACGTAACAACGATATTCCATATCATTGGCATAGAAACTTCCATAGCACATCCTTTTCTTTACAGATTACACATCTTTATGTTACGCTGCAAATATAAAGATGGTTTTATCATTTTTTTGCTCCTCCCAACTAAGGGGTCTTTGCGGCCCCTTTTTCTTGTTGTAGTGTAGGTTGAGGCGTATTCTCCCTTTTTTACGCTTCCTGGCGGAGCAGATACCCCCACCCAAATCTGCTTCGCCTCTAGACGTGCGGTAGTAATATCTGCTATCATTAGTTTGTGCACATATTTAGGAGACCGTAATGGCAATCGAAAAACAGATGGAGCCATCAGATCTAGACATCGAAGAAACAGATGCAACAGACGTAGAAGTAGAGATAGTAAATCCAGATGCAGTGGCTATCAACACTGACGATGGTGGAGTCGTTATAGACTTTGAAGGAGACCTTACTGAAAGTCTTGTCGGCCCAGATCATGATGCAAATCTAGCTGATTTTATCGACGAAGCTGTATTACAATCGATGGCATCTGAACTTGTAGGAGAATTTAATTCTGACCGTGAGTCTAGAAAAGACTGGGCAAGAGCCTATGTCAAAGGGTTAGATCTTCTTGGGATGAAGATAGAAGAACGTAGCCAACCGTGGCAAGGGGCATCTGGTGTGTTCCATCCAGTTCTTACAGAAGCC